ACGCGCTAATGCTCATCGCTTCGGGCTTCAACAACGCCGTCAAGACTGGCGACATGGCGCAAATCCGCGAGTTCGTCTCCATGGGCGGACTGCACTTCAACTCGTCCGAAGAGGCCCTCGAGGAGAATGCGCAGGACACGGCCATCCAGCATCCGACGGAGATCAGGATCGTCGTCGACGAGGTGAAGGATGGCGGAGCTACACCTCAGTAGGGCGCAGAAGCGGTTCGTCTTTTCCGACAGCGTCTTCAAGGTAGCCCTCTGCGGGATCGCAAGCGGGAAGACCTACGCGGCCGCCGCCAAGGCGGTGCTCGACCTGACGCAGAACCGCTCGACCATCGTCACCGCGCAGACCTACAGCGCGCTTGAACTTACCGTCTTTCCCGCCATCTGCTCGGTGCTGGAAGACATCGGGCTGCGCTACTGCTACAACCGGAGCGTCCCGGAAATATCGCTATACAGGACAAACGGCTACTACCCGCGAATCGTCGGGAAGTCGGCCGAAAAAATCGAGAACGTGAGAGGCCTCACGCGGTTTTCGTCGTTGGTGATGGACGAGGGCGCGCTGTACAAGGACGGGGAGTACCAGCTGAAGGTGCTCCTCGGTCGTCTCCGAGGCGAGTCCGAGCAGAAGAGCGTGCTCATCACGACCACGCCGAGAGGGGACGCGAACTGGGTGTCCCGCTTCATCAGGCGCGACGACGTCGAGGTGCTGACGGCGACCATGTTCGACAACCCGTACATCGACGACGAGTACCGGCGACTGGTCTGCTCGTCGTACGAGGTCGGCTCGCCTCTGTACGAGCAGGAAGTGCTCGGCAGGATCGTTGGCAGCGACCAGACGAACGCCATCGTCAAGCTATCCGACTTCGTGACCGTCCGTTCCGGCTACGGCGGCGCTTACGTCATGGGAATCGACTTCGCGCGTGACGGCGTCGACACGACGCAGATGTACCTGCGCGACGACTTCGGCATCCTCGACCACCGAGAGCTGCGGAACGCCCATACGCAGGAAATCCTGACCGAGTTCGCCAAGATGGAGGAGAAGTGGGGAAGGGACAACATCCGCGCGGTGTTCTGCGACGGCACCGGGGGCTACTCTTCCGGTTTCGCCGACACGGCGCGGCTCACCCACTCGAACATCTTCGAGGTCAACTTCGGCGCGTGCGACATCGCCGACCCGGCCTTCGCAAACAACAAGGCGACCATCTTCGACAGGTGCGCGAGGGCGGTGAAGGAAGGCTTCCTCGTGGACGACGACAGGTGCAAGGAGGAGCTCCGCGCCCATTCGTGGTTCGTGAGCAACTCCGGGAAGCGGCAGCTCGTCCCCAAGTCCACCGTCAAGACCATCCTCGGGCGCTCACCGGACCGCGCGGACGCGCTCGCGCTGACGTTCTCCGACTACGGCTCGCTCGCCGTCGCCCACGACAGGAACTGGTACGCGGAGAAGTCGTCACGGCTTGCGTCCCTACTCTAATCTGTGTATATTTCAAGCGAGGTGAATAATGACAAATTTTGACATCGAATTTGAAGAGTCGGCGGTCGTCTCGTCGCTCGAGGACTTTCTCCAGCGTTCGTCCGACGCCTACTCGTCGGACGTGAACCGTGTCCGCGAGGACCTGGAGTTCTTCGGCGGCTCGCAGTGGAGCGCCAGCCTCGTCAAGGACCTGAAGCGCAACAAGCGCGTCAACCGCCAGTTCTCCGAACTGGGCAAGTACTGCAACGCCATCATCTCCCCGGCGTCGAAATCGCCGTACCATCCGCGGATCGGCAACGGTCTCGTCGATGTTGGTGCGAAGCGGATCGAGGAAGTACAGGGGCTGGTCGATGCCGTCGTGAACGAGAGCGCGTTCAAGGGCGAGCTGAAGCGCGGTCTCCGCAACTCCGTGCCGACCGGTGACGGAGTCATCAACCTGACGACGGTCGCGGGCAGGGACGGAAGCCTGAAGGTGGTCATCGAGAGTGTGCGCGACGTGTCCACGGTGGCGTTCGACCCGAACTGCACGCGGCTCGACATGTGCGACGCCACGGAAGGCGCCATCGTGAACTACATCGCGAAGAAGCGCATCCGCACGGAATACCCCGACATCCGCGACAACGACTGGGACGCCGTCGCCAAGAAGACGCTCCCGACGCAGTGGAGCGTGCCGAAGGACTGCGTGCCCCTGACGTCCTACTACCGCCTCTCTGCCGACGGCACGCACGTCGAGTTCTTCAAGGTGTGCGGGGACGTGGTCGTCGAGGCGAAGGTGCTCGCCACGACGCACATCCCGCTCTACAAGCTCACCGGAGAGGAAGTCTACCGCGAGAACAGATTCGTGTCCGTCGGCATCGTGGATAAGGTGCGAGACCTGCAAATCGGCGAAAACCTCTCCTACTCGACGCTCATCGAGCGGATGAACCGCAGCGTGAAGGCCGGCTACATCTGCACCGCCGAGGCCATCGACGGCATGGAAGCCAACATCTCCAAGCTCTCCGAAGGCGACGTGCCGCTCTTCCTGTACAAGAAGGGCGAGGAAAAGCCGACGCAGATCGTGGAGGCTTTCCAGACGCAGGACGTCATCTCGGTGCTCAACACGTCCCGGGACATGATCCAGGGCGTCATCGGCGTGCCTAGCGTCGGCGTGCAGGGAATCAACAACGTGAACACGACCGCGACGGAAGCCCTGCTCCAGCAGGTCAACTCCGAGAGCAACGTGGCGTGCTTCTACGAAGGTCTCGAAAACGTGTGCCGTGCGGTGTCCGAGACGGTGCTCGACATCGTGACGGACGGCAACCCGGAAGGGCTCGCCGTGACGCTCGAGAACGGGCCTGCGACCATCACGCAGAAAATGAAGAAACGGCAGGAGCTCGCCCAGCTTTCCGCCATCGTGCCGGACAACGTGAAGCCTCTCGTGGCGAAGTATTACGCGGACACGCTCGAGGACTCCGTGGGCGAACAGCTCGGCAAGGACATCCTCGCGAACCTTCCGCCGGACATCAAGATCACGAAGGAGCCGGAAGACCCCGCCGCGCTGAAGATTCTCGGCGACATGAAGGCGTTGCTCGAACAGGCGACGGCTCGCATCGACGAACTGACGAAGCAGAACCAGGACCTCGCGAAGGAAAACGAGACGCTGAACCTCTCGCTCCTCGACAACCGCGAGGCGAGAGAACTCGACCTTCAAAAGACGATCCTCGAGAACCAGACGACGGTGAACATCAAGGCCGCGGAGCTCGCGTTGCAGGACAAGAAGATCGCCCTCGACTTCCAGCAGAAGCAACAGGGACTCCATCTCGAGGCGGAGAAGGCGGTGATGGACGTCATCAAGGACAACAACGACGCCATCTACGCGTCTACGCCGGAAGGCTCGGGCAAGGAAGCCGAGCTCGCCCGCGACGAGCTCGTCGAAGAAGCCGAGCGAAGGGGGTAACGGATGCCGTCCGCGTACAAGACTCTCGAGGAACTGCTGGAGACTCTCCTGCTCTCGTCGGGCAAGCCCAGCGCGGTGGCGCTCCGACGCGCCAACGTGAGCCGGGAGATGTTCGACCGGATGCGGGAGACGCAGAAGAAGTTCGTGAAGACGATGTCCGCCCACAACAGGGCGGTCGCCCGCAACCGGATGGAAGCCGTCGACAAGGTCTCCGAGCTCGGGAACGCCCCGGAACCGAAGGACAGCATGTGGGGCTTCGGCTCGATGCCGAACGTGCCGAACAACCAGTACAACCACAGCCTCGCCTCGTTCATGGAAGTGCAGAGCCCCGTCCGCCGAGTCGTCAACGGCAGGTGGGCGAGCTATACGCCGAAGACGCCGTGGATGGACGCCCGGGGACGGATCAACGGACCGGACGCCCGGTGGGCACCGGGAGAGACGAAGCCGAGAATGCCGGGACTGAAACCCACGTCCTCGTGCTTCTCGCAGTTCTACTACTTCCCGATCTCGAAGATCATGCTGTACAAGTTCCGCAACCACTCGCAGGACAGTTACCAGAAGGTAATCCCCCGCGCGGTGTTCAACCGCTGGATCACTTCCGGCTCGCTCGGCAAGTTCTACAACAAGTTCATCAAGGGCAAATGACAAAAAATGTCAACGCTATTTGACAAAAAATGTCAACGCTCTTTGACAAAAAGTGTCAATGTTGATTGACAAAGTTTGTCATTCCGTAAAAAAAAGAGTTATATTGAGGACATACACGCGGAACTCACCGCACCATCAACAGAGGTTACTATGCTAGGAATGGAAAGCGAATCCGAAGTCGTCAAGGCGTTGAAGGCTGGGGAATCGACCGGACAGTCCGCTGAAGCCGAGGTCAACGCAACCGGAGCCGAAGAAACCACCGCCACCGTGACGCCCCCCGCGCCACCGTCCGGAACGGCGAGCGAAGAAGACGCGGAGCAGGATTCGAAGAATCCGAACGTCGAGCCCAAGAAGGAATGGCACGACAGGAAGCGCGACAAGAAGACCCCCGAGCAGAAGAGCAACGACGCCTGGGCTCGTCTCCGCAAGAAGGCGAAGGCGCAGGAAGACGAGATTGCACGGCTCAAGGAACTTCTTGGACAGCAGGGAAACCCGAAGGACGGCGAAACCGAGGACGAACGGCTTGAACGTATCGGGGCGCGAGGCTACAACAAGGCGCGTCTCGAAGAACTCGAAAAGGAACGGAAGGCGTCGCAGAACGACCTCTTCACCGCACTCGTGGCGGAACAGTTCCCGGACGGCAAGGCGCAGGCGGCGTTCAAGGAATCGTGGGAAATCGGGGAACGTAACGGGACGCATCTCAAGATCAACAGGGACAAGGTCATCGCCGGGTTCCTCGCTAAGTCTAGACTCGCCCCGAGGCTCGTGCACCACTTCGCGCTGAAGCCGGAAGCCCTCGAACGCATCGCGGAAATCGACGACGACGACCGCAAGAAGTTCGAGCTGTTCTCGCTGGAACAGCGGATGGCGGCATACCTCGCCGACAAGGCGCGTGCAAAGCAGGCGCCGAAGAAGCCGGAAGGAGCCGACACCACCGAACCGAGCGCGAGACAGATTCTGGGACAGCAGGTCAAGTCCTCCGTCATCGGGAGACAGACCGCGCCGGGGTCGGCGAATCCGAACAAGGGATTGTCCGACAAGGACATCGAAAACATCGTAAACCGAAACCGCTTCGGGGGCCTAGGCTTCCGGGGCTAAGGAAGTAAACCATGCCTAACGCATTTGTAAAGAGCGACTATCTCAAGGTCTTCGTCGCAGACCTTATCGACGCGATGCCTTACCTCAAGGCGTCCAAGTCCCATTTCACCGCGAGCGACATCAAGGGCAAGAAGCCGGGCGAAGTGTACAACTTCGGTCTCCGCGACTCCGGCTCCCCGACGTCCGGCATCGCCATCACCGCGGCAGACCGCACCACGGTCGACGAACGCAAGATTTGGCTCGCCGTCCGCAACAAGAAGAGCGCCGTCAGCCTGAACACGCTCGAATCCGTCGTTGACATCGACCAGTTCGACCAGGAAATCGGCAAGACCTACGGCCTGAACCTCGGCGCGGAAGTGCAGAAGGACGTGCTCGGCATTTCCTACTTCAACGCCAACGTCGCCAAGGTCGCGACTTCCAACGGCTGGAGCGCGCTCGCCGCGGCCATCGCCCACCAGCGCGCCGCGCGTACCGGTTCCCAGCTCTTCGGCTACCTCTCCCCGGAAGCCGAAGCCAACCTCTCCGTGCATTCTCTCAACAACTGGCACTTCGAAAACAGCGACCTTGTCCAGAAGTTCTACAAGGAAGCGTCCATCGGCACGTTCCACATGACGAACTTCGCCTACGTGACCGACACGCCTGTCGTGTCCGTCCCGGCCAACGGCTTCGGCACCGTGACCGTGTCCGCAGGCGCTGACGCAGTCGCCCCGACCACTTCGCTTTCCGGCGCGGTCGACCGCACGGCGCTCACCGTGTCCGCGCTCACCGTGGCCATCCCGGCAGGCACCCCGTTCACGATCGCTGGCGCATACGCCTGCGACTCCCTCGGACGTCCGCTTCTCCGCACCCCGTTCTCCTTCGTGGTGCAGGAAGACGCCGCAGTCGGCGCCACCACGCTGTACGTGCAGAAGGTCATCGTCGGCAACACCGGCGCACGCAACCTCTATCACGCCAGCTGGACCGGAGTCGGCGACATCGCGGGCACTCTCGTCTGCCAGCTCGCCAACGGCGTCGACTACGAAGTCGCACAGATTCGTACGTCCGACACGATGAACTGGGACAACATCGACCTCGACCCGGTCGTCGGCGGCGAAAACACCAGCGAAACCTTCGGCGGCGTGAAGATCCAGGTCGCCAAGTACGGCAACGGCGACGCCCGCGCGAACACGACCCGCTGGGACTGCGCATACCTCGCAGGCATCGTCGACAACCGTCTCGCGTCCCTCGCGTACATCCCTGTCTAAGGGCTGACGAGAGCGACCAAGTACCGTAAAGAATGGCCCTTCCGGAGCGCGTTCCGAGAAGGGCCGATTTTTTTTGGCTTATTCTTTTTTGTTTGACTATTTTTAGGAAAAACGGAGAATCGAATGTTTACGACCAGGGATGTTGTCAAGGACGCGCTGAACCGGACTGGCGTCTGGACGAACTCGACGAGCCCGATTCCGGACAACTACATCAACTCGGCTCTGCGCAGGCTCGCCGGGATTTTGGCGGATTTCAACAACAAGAATTTTCTCACCTTCCTCCAGCGCAAGGTGAAGTTCGTGGCCAAGGAGACGCTCACCATCGGCGTGGACGACGCAGGGCGGGGAATCGCCAACGACGTGCCCGTCCCGGGCAGGATTGCCCATGTCAGCCGTTGCTACTGGGCGGTGGGACAGACGGAAGCCAACAGCGTGAACCAGCTTCTCGAAGGCGTGCCCTTCGCCGACTTCGAGATGTACGGCAGCGGGGCGCCCGTGTTCACGTTCCGCGAGCTGAACGACCTCCAGCTGGAGCTGACGTTCAAGCAGGCGTATTTCGGGAAACCGATCATCCTGCACTACAACGAAGGCATCGACGTGAAGCTGAACTCGGAATGGGCTATGCCCGACTCGATGCGCGAACTGTGGACGGTGGCGCTCTGCGTCGCCCTGCTCGACGAGTACCCGCGCCCGGACGACTCGCTGAAGGCGTCGATGTCCGCCGAGCTCGAACGCATCGTCTCGTCCGTCGGCGGCAAGAATGCCGCCTCCCGCGTGAACCTGTTCAACTCGGGCGCGGCAGGTATGAGCTACGCCCGCTTCATGTCCGGCATCGACATCTACGGGGGCTGACGATGGCGAGGCTCCAGCTTTTGCAGAATTTCGTGGGCGGTTCCCGGCAGAGCGACCGCCATTCCGTCAACATGTCCTACACGCAGAACATGTTCACGGAGACGCAGGGCGCAGGCGCGAGCGCGTCGAAAATCCTGCGCTCCATTCCCGGGATGCGCCTCGAAGCGGTAATCCAGGGGACGCCTCGTGGCTCCTTCGTCGCTTCGCGTGGATACCAGGGCAACGAGCGCCTGTTCGTCGCCTTCGGCGATTCCGTCTACGCGGTGGACCGCAACGGGGTGGACGGCTATTCCGTCAACTTCGCCTTCGGCATCAGCAACGGGAGCGACCCGGTGACCTTCACGGAGACAGGCGGGGAAGGCGACGCCCACCCCTGCATCGTGTGCGCCGACGGGGCGAACGTGTTCGTGATGCCGTCGGACATCGCTCCTGCGGACTTCGCGGACAACGTCCACTACCCGCGACTTCCGAAGAACGCGAAGGGCGACGTCATCAAGCCGTCGCACGTGTGCTACGCGTACAACTACCTGCTCGTCAACGACACGGACTCCGACGCCTTCTACATGAGCGAACAGTACCCGTTCGAAGGACAGACGGAAGGCGGCGAGACCAACTGGGACTGCTTCACCTACTCGACCGTCGACGGCACGACGAACGAGTACGGCTTCGTGACCTATGCGGAATGGTGCCCGGACAACATCACGGCGATGATCTCGACCGGCTCGAACGTGTGGACGTTCGGCCCGCGTTCCTTCCAGATTTTCCAGTACAACAACTCCGTCAACTTCCCTTTCACGAGCCCGAACACGGCGGCGCAGTCGGTCGGCATCCTTGCGCCATATACGCTCTGCCGAATCGGCGAGACCGTGCTGTGGCTCGGCTCGTCGGACGTGGGCCACTTCGGCGTCTACAGGGCGAACGGCACGACGCCCGAACGCATCTCGAACCCGGACGTGGAGCGCGCCTTCGCGAAGGTGGACAACATCGAGAGCGCACGCGCACAGGCGTGGGTGGAGAACGGGCACGCCTTCTACGCCATCGACGCGGGCGACAGCACGTACGTTTTCGACCTTTCCGAGAACGAATGGCACAACCGCGTGAGCACCACGAAGGGACGCAACGAGAACAACGCGTGGCGCTACTCCTTCGCCGTCCGTTTCGGCGGGAAGATCGTATTCCTGACCAAGGGCGCGATGTGCACGGAGACGGAGGATTCGTTCCGCGAGCACGACGGAG